TACTACAAATCATTATCAACTCAACTTATTTCTCCTGCAACCCCAATTATGATTAATTCAGGTACAAAAATACCTCAGTTAGCATCTTGTGTGTTACATTATAATAATGATGACTCAAGAGAGGGGTTATTGTCAACTATGAATGATATCTCAACCTATTCAGCCGATGCTGCAGGTATTGGACTTTGTATGTCAAATATCAGAAGTAAGGAAAGTAGATTATCAACATCAGGTGGATTTGCGGGTGGATTGTTGAAATATCTTAAGATTGTAAATGAGTCATTAAGATTCTTCAATCAACAAGGTAGAAGACCAGGTTCTGCAGCAATATACCTTGAACCTTGGCACAAAGACATCATAGATTTATTAGAAATCAAAAAGAATACAGGTGCTGAAGAATTAAGAGCTCGTGACTTATTTACAGCTCTATGGATACCTGATAACTTCATGAGAGCCGTTAAAGAAAATGGTGATTGGTATTTATTCTGTCCTAATGATATTAAGAAGTCGGGATTGAAACCATTACAAGAATGTTTCGGTGATGAATATGAATCTGTATATGAACAAGCAGTTAATCTTGGATTAGGTAAAAAAGTTAAAGCTCAAGATATTTGGAATAAAGTAATTGAATCTCAAATTGAAACTGGTGTACCTTATCTTTGTTCTAAAGATAGTGCAAACAGAAAAACAAATCATCAAAACATTGGGGTAATTAAACAATCAAATCTTTGTAATGAGATTTACCAATATACTGATGAAACAACAACTGCTATTTGTACCCTATCTTCAATGGTATTAAAGAACTTTGTTCACGATGGACAATTCGATTTTGAGGGACTTTATAATGAAACTTGTAAAGTTGTAAGAGCATTAAACAAAGTTGTTAATATCAACAATTACTCAACAAGTAAGGGTGAAAAAGGTGGTAAAGAACAAAGAGCAATTGCAATTGGAACACAAGGTTTGGCTGATGTATTTTATCTGATGGATTATGAGTTTACCTCTGAAGAAGCAAAGAAGTTAAACAAAGAAATATTTGAAACAATTTATTATGCGGCAATTAGTGAAAGTAATAAATTAACTCACGATGGTGAATATCCAAAATATGATTTCTTTGAAGGTTCACCAATGTCAAAAGGTATCTTCCAATTTGATATGTGGGGATTATCTGAATCTGATTTATCAGGAAGATGGGATTGGAATGATTTGAAAGAAAATGTTATGAAATATGGTATTTGTAACTCATTGTTCACAGCACAGATGCCAGTTGCAAGTTCAGCTAAGATAACAGGTTCTTATGAAATGACTGAACCAGCACACTCAGCAATCTTTAATAGAAGAGTAGTTGGTGGTGAGATTATGATTGTAAACAAATATCTAATTGCTGACTTTGAGAAACTTGGAATTTGGGGTGAAGATTTGAAAAACGAGATTATATTGAATGAAGGTTCAATTCAGAATATTAACTTCAACAATTATTTAGATAAGGAAGATAAGAAATACAACCAAAAGGTTAAAAGAATTGAACATTTGATTAAGAAATACAAGACCATTTGGGAAATTTCACAAAGAGAATTGATTGATATGGCTGCAGATAGAGCTCCATTTATTGACCAATCACAATCAATGAATATCTATATGGGTAACCCAACTTTATCTAAAGTAACATCGTCACACTTCCACGCTTGGCAAAAAGGATTGAAAACACTTTGTTACTATGTTAGAACTAAAGCAATATCAACTGGTGCAAAACATTTAGCAGTAGATATATCTAAAATAGAAAAACCAAAAGTTACACCAACATTACCACACGTTGAGGTAATAACAAACAAACCAACAGATTCACCTTTTGAATGTTTTGGTTGTTCATCTTAAATAAAGAAATCACGGCTTAATGTCGTGATTTTCTATTTTATGGTATTTATAGAAAAAATATAGGTTATATATTTATTGTTATGGCTGATGGTAAAACATATGGAATAAATTTCCCATTTAGGGACTCATATCAGGGTAATTACTTGTCTCTATCACAAACCAGTGATGAAGAAATTAGAAGTAATTTGGTACATTTATTACTAACGAGAAAGGGTACAAGATATTACTTACCTGATTTTGGTACAAGATTGTATGAGTACATATTCGAACCATTGGATGGACCTACCTTTTCAGACATTGAAGCGGAAATAAGAGATTCTGTGGGTGAATATCTACCGGGTTTAACAATCACAAATATCTCTATAACTGCGGCATCTGATGGTGAGGAAAACAAGGGAACTTTTGTAAATGACGCTGGTGAAAGGGAATTTGTTGTTACAAACATAGGACAATTAGAACATACTGCAAAAATTAAAATAGATTATACAATCACAGATTCGGCATTTAACTCAAGTGATTTTGTAATTATTAACATATAAAAATATGGCTAACAAAAAAATATCATATACAACCAGGGATTTTCAGGCAATTAGAACTGAATTAATAAACTTTACAAGAACTTATTATCCTGAGTTAATTGATAACTTCAATGACGCTTCAGTATTTTCTGCTTTGTTAGATTTGAACGCTGCAGTATCTGATAATTTACAATACAATATTGATAGAAGTATTCAAGAAACAATTCTACAATATGCCCAACAAAGATCCTCAGTTTTCAATATTGCAAGAACTTATGGTCTTAAAGTACCAGGTCAAAGACCTTCAGTAGCTTTAGTTGATTTTAGTATCATAGTTCCGGCTTTTGGTGACAAAGAAGATTTAAGATATTGTGGGATATTAAGAAGAGGTGCTCAAGTTAATGGTGCTGGACAAGTATTTGAAACTGTTTATGATATCGATTTTGCTTCAGCTGTAGGTGGTGATGGATTTCCAAATAGACTTAAAATACCAAATTTTGATAGTAACAACAAACTATTAAATTATACAATAACTAAAAGAGAAACTGTAGTTAATGGTACTACAAAAGTTTTCAAAAGGGTGGTAACACCAAATGATGTAAGACCATTTTTTGAATTATTTTTACCCGAAAGAAATGTTTTGGGTGTAACAAGTGTATTGTTAAAGGATGGTACACAATATGCCAGTGTTCCTTCACCACAAGAATTTCAAGGTTTGGACAATAGATGGTATGAAGTAAAAGCATTAATTGAGGATAGAGTTTTTGTTGAAGACCCCACCAAAGTATCAGATAACCCTGGTATTAAAGTAGGTAGATATATACAAACAAATACTAAATTTATTACCGAATACACACCAGAAGGTTTTCTAAAAATGACCTTTGGTGGTGGAAGTCAATCAGCGGATGAACAATTGGCTGAATTTGCAAGAAATGGATTCAAACTTAATTTATACAAATATTCTGATAACTTAGCATTAGGTAGTACCTTAAAAGCAAACACAACTTTGTTTATACAATATAGAGTTGGTGGTGGTACTGGTAGTAATTTAGGTGTAAACGTTATTAACAACATCGGGACTGTTTCTTTTGCTGTTAATGGGCCTTCTTCAAGTGTAAATACAAGTGTAGTTAATTCTTTATCATGTACTAATGTTACAGCAGCAATTGGTGGTGCTGGAGCCCCAACAACTGAAGAGGTTAGAAACTTAGTCACTTATAACTTTGCAGCACAAAATAGAGCTGTAACAATCAACGACTATGAATCTGTAATCAGAACGATGCCATCACAATTTGGCGCACCTGCTAAAGTTTCTGTTACTGAAGAAAATAACAAACTTAAAATTAAGATGTTGTCCTACGATGATTCAGGTAGGCTAACAGAAATCGTTTCAAATACATTGAAGAGTAATGTCGCTAATTACTTGTCTAATTATAGAATGATTAATGATTATGTCTCAGTTGAAACTGCAAATGTTGTTGATTTAGGATTTAATATTGATGTTGTTTTGGATAATAGTCAAAATCAAGGTGCTTTCGTAACTCAAATAATTGATATAGTATCACAATATATGGACCCAGGTAATAGACAAATGGGTCAAAACGTAAATGTCTCAGAAATAAGAAGATTAGTCCAATCTCAAAATGGTGTACTTTCAGTTTCAGACATTCAAATCTTCAATAAAGTTGGGGGACAATATTCATCATCACAAACTTCACAAAGATATTCGGATTCCACCACTAAACAAATCGAATTGGTTGACGACACTATTTTTGCTGAACCAAGTCAAACTTATCAAGTTAGATTTCCAAACAAAGATATTGTTGTTAGGGTTAAAAATCTCAAAACAGTTAATTTTTCTTGATAATTTATTTATTCTCAACTTCCTTTATCTTTTATTGAAAATAGCAAATAAACTATTTATCTAAAAAGATAATTAATGTCTAACTCATATAGAATAAGAACCCAAGTTGGGGTTGACAAAGCAATTAACGTACATCTCGAACAAGATTTTGAATCCTTAGAAATACTTTCACTTAAGATTTTACAAAGTGAGATTTATACTAGACAATGTGCTGATTATGGTGTTGTAATTGGTAGAATAAGTATAAATAATGGATTTGGTTTACCAAATTGTAAAGTATCTATATTTGTTCCACTTGCAACTGAAGACGAAAACAATCCTATTGTTTCGGCCATTTATCCTTACAAAACTGTTTCAGATATTAATGATGTGGGGTATAGATATAATTTATTACCTTACGTTCAGTCTTATTCTGCGCACGTACCAACTGGTTCTTTCTTCGACAAGGAAGATGTATTAATTAATCAAAGTTTCATAGAAGTATTTGACAAATATTATAAGTTTACTGCTGTTACAAATGAAAGTGGTGACTTTATGATTTTTGGTGTACCTATTGGGGTACAAACAATTCACGTTGATGTTGATTTATCTGACATTGGTGAATTTTCATTAGCGCCACAAGATTTAATAAGAACTGGTTTAGCAACAGAAGCACAAGTTTCAGGTACAAGATTTAAGTCATCAAGTAACTTAAACGAATTACCTCAAATAGTTTCACTTAATAGAACGATAACAATTGAACCATTATGGGGACAACCCGATGTTTGTAATATCGGTATAAACAGAACTGACTTCGACTTATCAGCTGAAGCTAATGTTGTTATTGAACCAACTGCAATCTTTATGGGGTCAATATTTTCTGATGTTGAAAACTTAGCATTGAAAAGAAATTGTAGACCTAAAGTTGCTCAAGGTGAATTATGTAGTTTAGTAACAGGTCCTGGTGAAATATTGGCATTGAGACAAACTATATTCGAGGATGACCAAGGTAGACCCATTTTGGAACAATATGAATTAGAAAGTGGTGGAAAAGTTATTGATGATAATGGTACTTGGTTAGTTGACCTACCTATGAATTTGGATTTTGTAACAACGAACGAATTTGGGGAAAGAGTCTTTTCGAATGACCCTGAAGTTGGCATTCCAACTAGAGGAAAATATAGATTCAAAATTAAATGGAATCAATCACCAAGTTTAGATGAGAATGTCAAAAGGGCGTATTTTTTAGTTCCAAATGTTAGAGAATATGGGTGGTCAAGTACTGGTTTAGCACCAACTAACCCAATTCTCCAAAAAAAATCATATGCCTTCAGTTTAGATTGGGATGACTATGCTGACCCACAAGTTGCAATAAATTGTGAAGATACTTTTTATCAATTTTCATACAATAAAGTATACACAATATCCCAATTGATTGACCAATATAGAAATGGTACTATTGCCAATAGAATTGTGTCAATCAAAAATATTTTGGACAATAGTTGTGAAAGTGAGAATAATAAGTTCCCAACGAATGATGCGTCTTTTAGATGGGATATAATTTTTCTTTTATACACTTTAGCATCATACATTTTTAGACCAATTTTAGTTGCATTAGTACCGGTATTACATGTATTATTTTTCTTAATTATTTTGTTAAGAGTTGCACTAATACCATTATTAATAACTTATTTGTCAGTTTTGTTGTTTATAGCATTACCAATAAAAATATTCGGTGCTGCAGCTGGAGTCGTTAGTGCTGGTATGGTAGCAGGTTTTGTCGCTGAAGGTGTCGGATTGATTGCTGCTATTTTCGCATTGGGTGTTGTACTTAGACAACTTCGTAAATTAAAACTTAGAGGTATAAATTTACCTTTGTTATTATACGATCAATGTGAATTTTGTTCATGTAAGGATTCAGATAATTTAAGTGAGGATGGTGTTAATATACAGACATCATCTACCTCTTTAACACCTCCACCACCACCATTACCAAATGCTTCAGGGATACAAATAACGAACTTTGAAGGTGGTAGTTATAATACGGATAAGATAGAGGATGATATAAACTATAACTACTATAATTTATTATTGAGTGGATATTACGTGAAGTATCCACCAAGAAAACCAACAGGTGTAAGTAAGACACCATATCCCATAAATGGTGTTTATGCTTCACTAACTGATGGTGATATTACTGCAGCAACATATAGAACAAGAAGTATTACAACAGCTGAAAGAATAAATTTATTTAATTTGAAAGCAAAATACTTCGATGAAGCTTTCGATAATCCAAATGGTGGTATTAATCAAGTTTATGTGTCAATTGAACCAACATTGAATGGGGGTGGATATTCTTATAATAACAATCCAACACGTCCATATTTAACACCAGGTAACTATCATACAGATAATGTAGTTGTGTTGATGATGACACCAGATAGTCTAAGTAGTCTTCCTATAGGGACACTTCTATCTTTTGTTAGTCCAAACACAACGAAAGATATAAATTATAGTGGGGGAACATTAAACGAGTTTCAAAATAATGCCATAACTGGTACAAGTTATTTGAATTTAACGAATCCTGGAGCCACTCAAGTTCAAATTAATGTTCCATTTACACTACCTGATGGTAGTTTGAGAACAACTATTTATACCATTCCTCAATCTGATGGAAGTAGTACCGGAAATACCAATTGTCACAAATTCCCAACTGACATTGAATATTTTCAAGTAATTACGGCTATGACGTATTCTGATTTCAGTACTCAAGCAAACTTAGCACAATTTTACGCGGTATTGGGTGGAGTTCCTGTTTTAGGACAAAGTTTGAAAAATAGATTTTTAGACAACGATACTTTCATTAATATAGAAATAGGAGATTTTCTTAATCAAAGAGTTGAAACAATACCTAGTTTACGTTCACTACAAGATTACGAAAAAAATATAATTGTGATTTTACAAAGAGGTGTTGACCCATATACAACGAGGGTAGAGACTAAATTTGATTTAGGAAGAATATTTGGTGTAGCTGACCCAACATTGGTAAGTGTCCAAGGAAAATATCATTTGAACATTCCAGTACAAGGTGGGTTTTTCAATGTCTCACATTCAAATTTAATCTCTGATATAAGTCAATTAGACTCATATAGTAATTCCCAATTATACTACACATCTTATGATTATATACCAGCACCAAATCCTTCACAACAAACATTTAGTGCTTTTACAAGTAATTTACCTCATTACTATTCCTCACTTGACAATTCTAATATTTTAAGTGTAGATTGGACTAATTGCCCACTACCTCAAGTTCCTGAGCCTAGAGGTGGTGCAGGATTTCAGTCTTCTAAGGGGGCTTCAATTGGGTCAGACCAAAATGTAAATCAACATATTATAGAATATAATGTTCTTATTATTCCAAATGTTTATGCTAAACAAAATCTACCAACGAATGTACTGAATAGTAGTTCACAAAACAGAGGTTATTATCCTAATGAAATAGTTGAAGGGGGTAGTTATATGACAATAGGTGGTGATATTGGTCGTATTGGGAGTTTTCAGTTTTTCGGTACTCTTATAATTGATAGTGGTACTGGACAACCACAAACATATGAATCTTCTAGATATGTTTCACCGATGTATTTTTCGGGAATTAATTGGAATTATACTACAACTCAGTTTCAAAGTAGAAAATTAGTTATGAGGTCAGACAGATTACCAACCTCAGATAGACTATTACAAAATTGTGATACTTATTATACTTTGCAACAAAACCAAAATTTAGGAATGTATATAATACCTGATGAGGGGACTTTTGATGTTCCACTAAATGTTGGTGCTACCTTTGGAAGTCAACCTTATGAGGATGATACTGAAATACCTAATTTCACGGCCGAATTACTTAGAAGTACAAATAATTGTTCTGATAGTAGAAACTTAGGTTGTTACGAATTTGATGCTAATCTTACTCTTCGTGATGGAACTAATCCGGGTGGTGGTGATTACATCATTAATTCAGGTAATTGTCAAAAATATTTGGGTAAACAAGTTTTCGAAAATGGATGTTATAAATTAGTGACAACTGTTTTTGGTTCTTTAGTTTACGACCTTGGTTTAGTTACTGAATGGTTATCTAGATTGAATATTACGTTTGGTGCTTGTAGAAATGTATTTTCACACTTATTTACACATAATTGGATAAATGGTACATTATATGCCTTTGCGTTCAAAAATAATAAAACTACAGACATTAGTGGTAACGATATACCTGTTTTTTGTCCAGCTTTGATTTACTATGATTCTGATACTAATAATTTTTACTATCGTAGTAGTCCTTATGGACCTGGTTCATCCCCTAATACCTTTGGATTTTTGGGTAGAACAGCTTCATATTTACCAAATAGAAAGAATCTGTTATTCCCTACAACAATTATGGATTTAGGTCCGAGAAACGACTATTTACAAGAACTTGTCTTTTCCGATGAGTATGATGGATATGTTATGAACAGATTAAGTAGTACTTCTTATCAAGATGTGTCTGAATTACTGAACTTACTAATAATAACAAGATTAGCAAATACAAGTTTTATTGCAATCTTAGTTGGTGCTAATGGTGGGAGTATATTCGAATACTTCACACGTGTTCCTTTATTTAGTGTAAATCAAAGATTAAACGTTGATGCTGATTATGCTCAAATGATATCAATAAATTCTGAGTTGGGGGTAGTACCTTTTGAATCTTCGGCTTACCCAAACACAACCCCACCTCCTGGTGTGCCTGTAGTTATTGATCCAGTTTATTTTAACACTGGTGAATTTGGTGATACTATTTTCGGTATTTTTTATTCTTCAGATACACAAGTTCGAGATTTTATAACACCAAAAAGAACTATTATCAATAACCAAGCTTTGGCAAATGACAATTGTGCATTTAATAATTTTTATTGCTACTCTCAAGAAGTTCCTTTTTATCAATGGGAGATTAAAGACAATGAGAACACACCTAATTTGAATAGTATTTTCGGTTCTCAAAAGAACGATTGGTATTCAAATTCAATAGATAATTCGTTGTTCCATAGTTTCAAATATCAATCTATGGATAGAGCAAACTCTTTATCAAGATATTTCAGAACAAATACAAGTTTGTTTGTTGGTGATAGAAAGGGTTATATATATTCGATAGACACGAGGATAAATCCACCAGCAGGTCCTTATACTTCGCCATTCTATGTTACACCATCACTCAATCCATTGAATAATTCTTGGGACGTTAATAATCCTGACAATAATTTAATTACAGTTGGTGCACCATTTTATTTTTATTTTGGATTGAAAAAAGGTGCGAGTGCTTGGGATAGATTTGCTAAAAAATGGATAAATACTGAAAGAATACAATAATGGGAAACGTAGATAATTTAAGAGTAGTTTTAGGTTCACTTAGGTACAAATCGGCACCTAATACGAATCTATTTTTTCAAGTGCCACTTTTACAAACTCACAAAGAAATGGATGAGTTTGATAGAAGTGTTGACGTTTCATTAGAACAAGTTTTTGATGACGAAAGACAAATATCAGATTTATTTAGACCAACTTGTAAGTTTTCATTGATTTTCAAAAATAGGTTTAGTGGAACAACAAATTATCCACCATTTGAAAACAATTTGTATTATGTAAACGCTGAAGCTGCTGCAGCAACACAGTGTGAATTTGGTTCATCAACTATTTGGTCTGGTTACCCCCAATTTAATGAATTTGATTTTGTCAGAAATGACTATAATATTTCAGGTTACACTATTCCATCAGGTAATACAAGTCCACCAATAGTACATGTGAATTTTGTTTCAAAAAGTGCAAGTTCTTACAATTGGAATTTTTACTTAACTTATGCTTATGATAATGTTGACAGACAATTGGAAGTATTAAATAAAAATAATGTTTTAATATCTTGGTCAGCGTCAACTGGTATTCCATTCACTATTCAAAAAAGAATAGCAAATGGTAAGCCATTGATTACTTTTAATAGTCCAATGAAACATGGATTAAGTGTTGGTGAATACGTTATTTTAAGTTTATCTTATAACAACAATAGTATTTTCCAAGTTTATACTTTGGGTAATGAATTTTTTAATACGGATGAATATTCCTTCAATATTATTGATGTTGGATACACTGGTACAACATTTAATAACGGAGTTAACGGAACATTAAAAAGAGTAATTAATAACAATAATACAGGTGATACTATCTCAAAATATTATATAAGAAGACATCAAATATTAACTAATCCTGAAGATGCTGTTATGGTTAAAGCGGGATTTGAACAAAATATATTTGGGTCTAAAAAGAAATACGAAAGTTCTGGTTTTACACCAAATGGTGTTGCAAGAGTATCAGTTTTAGAAGGGTCTCAAGCCTACACATTATCATTTAATAATGATATAAGAATAAATCCATTACTTGATAATCAAAAAAGACCTTTGACTGAATTATTTTTCACGATTTTATGGAAAGGTTATTTTGGTTGGACTTTAGGTAAAGATGTTAATAATGATTTTAGAAAATTAAAACAAGGATACCAATTTAATTTACCAAATGGGGGTACACCAACAAATTGGTGGGCGTATTCAAATTCCAAATCAAATACAAATTTTAATTATAGTGAATATACACGAGATAGTTATACTTTCACTTATGTTGATTCATTAAGGTCAGGTGATATTTTAGATGGAGCATTTTGTGAATGGAATGATTACGAACAAAAAGAAAGAGTAATTTCACATTTATATCATAAACTCACATATAATTCAAATGTATTCAATTTGAATGAAACATCTGTAACAACAAATCCAAAAGGATATTATTATGAACCACATTATCCGTTAACAATCAGAGTTTTTTCAGATTACATAGAAGATGCCCCACCACAAAATAATTATGACATTCCTAATTACGCTTATTTCTCAGTTAATGATAATGTTTTTAAGTGGAGAGATATATATTCTTATGGTTATGTTGACACAACTGGTTTAGGTGTTAATTATCCATTCTTAAATGGTTCACATTATCCGTATGGAAACTATATGTTCAGGATTATTCCTGAAGGCACTGATTTCGTAGAACAAACCATAATCGAAGATCCTACAACAGACCCTTGTGAGTAATTATTATTATTTTAGACTACCAGTTACGAATCAATCAATTCAATTACCTATCGAAATCCAATGGGATTTTTTGGATAGGTCAGATAGTATTGAGATTTATCAAAATGAAATAGTTGGACAAGTGATTGGTTCACCTGAAGATTTTGAAATTACTCAATTTGCTCATGATGTTGTTTCACCTTTAGACCCCAAAACTGAAATAAATTACGAATTTTATTTTTATAATACCGGGTCTACAACAAGTATTTCTGCAACTACAGCAGTAACTGACTGGGTGAACTCATATGTGACTGAAGGATTTACAACTAAAGAAATATATTATTTTAGTAATTCATTTACTAAATCATTTTTCAAACTGGATTTTTACGATAATCCTGACCCGAAAAATCAAACCAATTATTTTACCATCATAATTCCGACTCAACAAGGATTTACGATGACTGCATCAACATCACCATATACTCCTGATGTCTTAATAAAAAAACCAAAATTCAAATTGGATTATGTTGGAGACAAGGAAGGGTTTTTCATTTATTGGTTAAGGAGTAGAAGTTACATTGATATTGATACTTTTTATATGAGTGCAAAGTTTTTTGATGCTAAAATCGGTGTGTTCGTTAAAATGATGAATCAACCTCAATCAGTTTTACCAAATGGTGTCGGAAGATTTAATTTTTCAGGTTCAACATATTTTTATAATAAAGTAGTGTTGGACTATGATAGGAAAACTTATCAAATTTTTAATAGTTCAGGTCAAAGAATCGGTGGAGATAACAGTAATCCAATAAAGTGGTATGAATATGTAAATCAATAATGCAAGATAGAAAATTTCATATAAGAATTTCACCAGAATTTATCAATGGAGATAAATTCTTTGTAAAATATAATGCAGGTAATTCACCAACTGGTGTAACGATAGACCCTTGTTGTGAAGTAACGACTACAACAACAACCCAAAACTACACTGGTTTTACAATAGCATATTCTGCTTTAACTGATATATTATCAGGTGGAACTGATGGTTCCTCATTATTAACTGGTTTAACCATACCAGTATTTTTGACACAAACAGCAGTCGATTTCGGATATTATTCTGTATTTGATGGTTTTATATTACAAAAAGATACTATGTTAAATTTCTTAGTATCAGGTAGTACAGCACCTCCATTAGTTTGTTCTTTTTACAATACATCGGAGCTCGAATTAAAAAAATTTTTAAGTTTTTCAAAGTACTATTTGGATTGGGGGGACAACTCAGCTGTTGTAGTTGTTGATTCTAACTTACCATCCCCATATAACCACACTTATTTAACCCCTGGTGAATATACAATTACATTTAGTGGTATGAGTCCTTGGGGAAATAACTTGATTAAAAAGAAAGTTAATGTTCCATTTACTGGTGTTACAATTGACAATCCAAGTGGAACTGCATTTTTCATTCCACAAGGTGGTAGTTGGTCAGGTACACCTTTAGAATATGACTTTTTGTTTAGTGGTGACTCAACTTGTGAAATATACCAAGGAGGGACAAATCCATATCTTTCAGGTCCTTTAATAATAACGGGTTTTACAAAGTCATCAATCGAAGACTTATCACAATACGGGCCTAAGAATAGTCTTTATGGTGGTAAATATAAAGCTGATGAACAAGTTACTGGTTCAACTGGTGTTGTTGGTATTGTATATAGTGGAAACCCACAATTACCTTATACTGCTTACACAATTAATGGTATGGATTACTATGATTATGAAGATGGAACAACAATTTTTGTTCTTTCAGGTGTAACACCAATTGATGTTGTTTGTTCAGCAATAACAAAACAAGAATTTCTACTTAACGTGGTTGATGAACCTGAAATACAATCGGCTGTACTTGTTGAGAGGGGTAAAAACTCAGCATTGGAAAGATTTATGAGGTTGGGTGAGGTTGATAATGTTGGGGACTTAACCAAATATGGGTATGGTTTTTTCAACGTTATAAAAACATAAAATTGATATTTATTAAAAAACAGATTATATAAAATGGCAATAGGTAATTACGGTACAATAAGACCTGCTGATGTTTCACCCGAAGATGTGGAAATCATATTGAATTATACACCATCAAGAGATGAAACACAAAATTTTGTACTAACAAAGTTGGATGCTAAATCAATACTAAGACCATATTTCAATAATTCAGAAACTGGTGGAAATGCCAACGTTGAAATATTGGGTGGATTGTATAATTTAACTTTACCTGCTGAACAATTTAATAGATTGGGTATATATACCCTGATGATAAGACCTGCTCAAATAAGAACAACTATTTTGGATTGTGGAATTTTATCCGCATTACCGAATGTGAAAGGACTTGTGATTGACCTTAATTCTGTTCCAAACGAATTCATTAATAAATTTGTAAATCAAGGTTTAGTTGGATTTAGAGTTGAGTATTTGAACTCAGATGGTTCAAAAATACCAAACTTTTTTAGAATAATAACATCTTCTTTCTTTTGTGAACCAGTTGTTCAAAATTTGACAAACACATCACAAAAATCAATAAGATATAGATACACTGATTCAAATACAAATTTAATCTTCTGTACTTTATCACCATCAACAGCACCAACAAACAAACCAAATGCAATTCCATTCATAGGACAACCAAATCAAAGTATTATAATCACAAATACTTTTTTCAATCCAATTGTTATGGATATTGAAGTTGCGGAACACGATTTCTCAACCTTAGCTATAGGTTTATTTGGTAATCAAACCAAATCTATTGATGATGGTATATACACATTATACGATAGTGATAATAACATATATAAACAATACAATCTATACGAAATTAGAGACCAATTTAATGACCTATTATATGAGGTTAGACAAGATAGGGTTGACAATATTGATTTCAGTAAAAACTTCACAAATATCACTCAATAATGGCCAATAATTTTACTTGTCCACCACAAGGTGCATCAGGGGCTGACACTTTTTCAGACAATTTAGTTGGAGTTCAACTTGTTGCTGGAGGTGGGTTGACCCAAGGTAATTTTAGTTTTACAACTGCAGTAACTGAAAAGGTAAATAGAACTTTCAGTACTGGTGTATTCTCCAATCCTATGAGTTTGGAGTCTATGGGTATCAATGATGTTGAACAAGCAAAAAGTATTATTGAAAATAATTTCAAGGTTTATCCTAACTTTGATTTAACACAAGTTCTTAACTATACAACTTATGGGTCGATGGTTAAGAGAATGTCAGCCGCAATTACAACAATTATAAGTTACTATCCTGCGGCAATTGAATCTACTGCAATAGGATTAAACTATACGTCTGGCCTAACGGCAACAAATATTATTTATAATGATGTAACAAACGAAACAAACTTCAACTTAGATGTAGCAAGACTTAGAAATCCATTTGAGGTTGATTTTACTATCAACTCAACAAGAAATCTTCAACTCAGAGAGGTACAAGTTTCTCCGTTAAGAGATATGACTCTCCAATATGCTAATTACTCTTTATATTATTTGGGTAATGGGTATAACGTAACAAGAATTATCCCAACAACAAGTCTTACATCAGGTGTTTTAACAATTTATGTTGCAGGTAATCCATTTTCAGGTTCAAGTATTTCTTATGATGATATTATTGTTAGACCTAATGATTCTGTTGTATCAAAAACATTCAACGAGGATTTAGATGAAGTGGAAAACTTTCTTTTGAATAGGAATGTTTCCCCAATATACACATCAAGTTTCAAAGTTCCTATAGAGGCTGAAGATGGTACTTTCTATATTGAGAATAGATTTTTGAGTTGGCCATTATATGGAAGATGGAATATAGACATTTTAACTGCCAATTTCCAACAATATTTAATTTCACTAAACCAAATTAGTGAATTCTATGATAGTAATAAAACGAACTTAATATCAAGATTTTTAACTACTGGTGCTTTTAATGATTTTGATACTGATGGAAGAAAAGTAGAAAAGGTTTTACAAATTTATGGTAGAAGTTTCGATGATGTACAAAAATACATCACAGCACTTTCATTTATGCCATCAGTAAACTATAACGTTGGAAATGATATACCATCTCAGTTATTAAGAAATTTAGCATTAACATTAGGATGGAGTACAAATATTTCACCAGTATCAAGTGATGATTTTCTAACCTCAGTATTTGGACAAACAAACAATGATACATCTAACTTTGCTGGAGTATCAACACAAACCTCACCAGATGAGTTAAATTATCAGTATTATAGAAACATCATATTAAACTCAGCATATCTCTTCAAAGCCAAAGGTACAAGAAAATCTATCGAGGGATTGTTGAGAATGATTGGGGCACCAGAGGCTCTAACAGAATTCAACGAATATATTTATTTGGCTGATGACAAAATTAATTTAGGTCAGTTTAACACATATTGGGCAACAATATCAGGGGGTACTTACATTTCTGAAACACCCACACTTGAAGAAGGAAATTTGTTTTCTATTCAGGGTATAACTTACACAGGATTCACAACAACTAATTCAATAACAAGTGTTAATCTTTCATTGTCTGATTATCCTATTGACAACGAGGGATATCCATCAACACCACCTGATTCAGATGATTACTTCTTTCAAATTGGTGGTGGATGGTTTGAACAAACACCACAACATAGAGGTCCTGCAGTTGTTGAACCAACTTTCAGTACTTTCACTGGTCAGAGTACAAACTTACAAACAACGTTATTACCACCAACTTATGGACAAACATATTTGAATCGATATAGAGAATTTCCATTTATGAATTTGGGGTTTGTTTTAACACCTCAAATCGATAATAATAAGAGTTGGTACGATTCTGAAACTGGATTGAGAAGTAACTTGGATGGAAATCTCAATGCAAGATATTTTGTTAATGATGATAAGTTGGTTATGAATGTCAAAAATGTTGACATTTTTATGAATCCAGCACAAGGTATTGTTTATGATGTTTGGGCGATGTCAAGAAAATATAATTACCCAATACCTAACGAAGGTCTTAACTATGTACCACCGACTTATTGTGACCCTAATCCTTACACAATATACCCTGATAGGGGCGGAGTTGACTGGACTATAATAAATCCACAACCAAAACGTAAAACATTTTTTGAATTTGCTCAGACATTTTGGCAAAATACAATTAATGTAAGAAATAGACAATTTGCATCGAATGGTAAAACTGGGGGTTACCCAACATTAGAATCAATTTATTGGAAATATATTCAATCTGAGGAGTTTGCAAATTTAACCAACAACAATTTCAAGTATGAAAATATGATTGAATATGTTAATGGTATGGGTGATTATTGGATTAGATTGATTGAACAAATGGTGCCGGCAACAACTATATGGAATACTGGTATCAAGATGGAAAATTCGATATTCCATAGACAAAAATTTGTATGGAGAAGACAAGAAGGATGTCAACTTATTGCAGGTAATGAAGGGGGAACACAAACTGTACCACCAATTAGGAATCCTCAAGGTGGGGTATTAGTTACAACACCACCAAGTGGTGTAAGTGTTCCATCGATAAAATTCCCACCAAGTAATACATCTGCTAATAATGGTGGTGGATTCAAAGGTAGACCAGCACTTAACAGACCAGGTGCATTAATTACTAATGTGTTTGAATACGATTGTAATATAGAATCAGTTGAGTGTTCAATTTATCCATGGCAATCAGATCCTCAAGTTACTTCTATTACTGGTATTTTAGGTAAAGTATTGAATAACTATTTAACGAATAATGGTTATGAATTGAATGATTGTGTTCTCAATACTTTGACGAGTGAGTGGTACATAGAGTTAAAAATTAACAATGTTACTATGGTTCAACTACCATTTTTCAATGGTTCGACATATTCATTCACACCTTTCAATGCACCAAGTCAAACTCAATACTATAACGCTTTAATTTCTTCTTTAGACTCTTTGAAAAATATGGGATATGATTATTATTTAACTGATAACGATAAAGTTATAGTATATAATCAAACTTGTCAAACTGATGACAACGGATTAGTATTTACTATTGATATCGGAATAAACTTTCAAATATATTGTAGTTAATGGCTTGTAGTTTAATAGTAACATTAACGGGGGTAACTGGTGATTGTTCAAATACTAATAGTGGTGCGTTTGGTATTACTATTAATGGTACTGCACCTGATTATACTATCGATTGGGTTAGTCCATCATTGGGAACATTTCCATTAGGTGCGGGTGTTACTGGATATAGTATAAACTCTTTATCTGCTGGAACATATACATTCTATGTAGTAGATAGTTGTCCTTCGGGAAATACATATTCATTGTTAAATGTTTATATATCTTCAGGTTCTTGTGTATCATTAATAGATAGTACCAACACAAGTTGTGGTTTTGACAATGGTTCTTTAACTGCTGCAACATCAAATCTGTATTTTGCTTCCACTTATTATCTTTATGAGTTGACAAGTGGATTCATTAGTTCAGCAACGACCCAAAACACAAGTAATACATTTACTTCACTATCTGCTGGAACATATTATGTAATTGCTGATGATGGTGGTGGTTGTACAGGAAAAAGTGAGAGTTGTATAGTTAAAAGTTCATCAACATTAAATTTTGGTTTATATCAAATTAATAATTCGGCCTGTGTAAACAGTTTGGGTTCATTATATGTAACTGGTTTAACTGGTACACCACCATATACTTATTCTTGGTTACCTAATGGTGAAACAACATCTTCTATTACGGGATTAACGAATGGTTCATATTCTGTTACAGTTACAGATGGACTTGGGTGTGTAACATCACAAGGGGCTATAATTGGTCAAGTTCCAACATTAGGAACAATTTTACTTAATGATGTACAACCAACTTGTTTTTCCGCAACTGGACAATCAACAATATATATCTCAGGTGGAACTGCTCCATATCATATTCAAGGTTCAAATGGTGAGATTGTTATAACATTTGCAACTTCATATACTTTTTCAGGATTACCTGCTGGTTATTTTTCAGTTACGGTTACGGATGCGGGATTATGTCAATCTACAGCATATACTACTTTATTAACACCAAGTGCATTATCTGTTGTAACAATTAACGTTGATAATTCCAATTGTAATAATTTAGATGGTCAAATTTCAGTTTCTGTCTTTGGAGGTGCTGCACCCTATACTTACACTCTAACTGACTCAAACAACGATTCACAAATAGGAATCCAACCTTTACAAAATGCTGGATTTATCTTTACATCATTAAGCTCTGATACTTATACATTAACAATTAGTGATTCATCAAATCTGTGTCCTTATTCAGGTTCAGTCGTTGTAAGTAATAATGTATTATACACACTAACTGCACAAACAACAAGTTCAAGTTGTAATCAACCAACTGGTTCGGTCACTTTAGGATTAACAACTGGAGGTACTGCACCATATAGATACCAAATTAATGGTTACGATATCTTAAACGTTACAGGTCTTACATACTCATTTACTAATTTGTTTGCTGGTAATTACACTGCTGTGGTTACTGATGCTAATTTATGTACTCAAACCCTACCATTTACAATAACAAACTTAGGCTCACTTGATTTTGTTTTATCAAGTACAAATCCAAGTTTCAGTAATAATGGTGAAATAACAGCATTTATTACAGATGGGACACCACCATTCACACTTAATTGGAGTCCAAATGTTAATGGACAAACTGGTTTAACAGTTTCGGCATTAACCGCAGGCACATATACTTTAACAATTACAGATTTTTATGGTTGTGTTCAAACAAGAACAACAACACTTATTGGATATAATTTAGTTTCTTCTTTCCAAACTTATACAATATTTGAAGGAGAACTAATAGATAGTGGTCAAAATATCAGAAAAGGTCCACAACAAATGTTAATTGAAGGTTTCACAGATTTGACATCTGGTGATACAAATTGTGTTCTGAATCAAGCAATATTTGAAGTTGATGTTGTATTATCAGGAGTTTCATTACTAACAACAGCAACGACATTTTATACTGGAACAAGTTTGAATGACTTTCCTGGTGACGATGATTATTACTATACACTTAGGTCACTTCTTTTAAGTTTTTCAGGTATAAGTGATGTCATTATTGAACCTGTGGAAAATAAAATAACTATTGGAACAATACCTAACCCACCTGCTGAATATATCGATGTTGATGTTATTGTAGGAATTAAAATATATTATGACATTAGTTGTGAGGATACTTCACCACCAGTGTTGGCACCATTTATATTTGATATAGATACAACACTAACATCAATGGGGTCTTCAGCTAATGATAAGTTTCAATTACCATTAGATTCTACTGGGAATTATGATTTCATCGTTGATTGGGGAGATGGTAGTACTGACACAATTAATACATGGAATGATCCGTTAACGGAACACACATATTCATCGACTGGTATCTATACTATACAAATATTTAATCAGTTGTCTGGATGGACATTTAATAATGGAGGAGACAGAGATAAAATTCTTTCAGTTCAACAATGGGGTATATTTGAACCTGGAAATGTGACTGGTCATTTTTATGGTTGTAGTAATTTGGATTTATCCTCTGTTTCTGACGTGCCAAATTTGACTACAACAAACAATTTACAAAGTACGTTTAGAGATTGTACGTCATTAACAACAATAAATAATAGTCAATATTGGGATACATCAACAATAACAAGTTTAAGTAGTACTTTTAGGGATAGTGTGTCGTTTGATGGTGACTTGAATAGTTGGGATGTATCTAATGTAACAACGATGAATAGTACTTTCAGGGGGGTTACTGCATTCGATCAACCATTAAATAATTGGAATACATCAGCATGTACTGATACCACAAGAATGTTTTTAGGTGCAACTGGTTTCAATCAAGATATTAGTTCTTGGGATATGTCGAACAACATTCAAATGGGTGCAATGTTCCAAAATGCTACAAGTTTCAACCAAGATATTGACATTTGGGATGTTTCAAATGTAACTAATATGAACGGAACATTCGATGGTGCCTCAGCATTTAACCAACCATTAAATACTTGGAATACAAGTAACGTTGTTCTAATGAATGGTTTGTTTGCAAATACAACGCTTTTCAATCAACCACTTAATAATTGGGATACTTCAGGTGTTACAACAATGCAAGGTATGTTTGAGTCAGCAATAGCCTTCAATCAAAATCTTAATTCTTGGAATGTAAGTGGTGTAACTAATATGAGTGCTATGTTTGAATCTGCCAGTGTATTCAACCAACCAGTTAACAATTGGGATGTTTCAAGTGTCACAAATATGATGGATATGTTCAATTCAGCATTCAACTTCAATCAGGCTTTAGATTCTTGGGATGTTTCTAATGTCTCAGCTATGGATAATATGCTTGATAATTGTGGAATGAATCAAACTAATTATCAGACATTATTAATAGCTTGGAATACATTACCTATACTTCAGTTCGGTGTCACGTTTGGGGTACAAGGATTACAATACCAAATAGGAAGCATTGCTGACACATCAAGGTCTAATATAATTGCAGTTTATTCTTGGACAATAGTTGGAGATACTGCAGTACCATAATAAAAAACCCCACCTAAAAAGTGGGGTTTAATTTTACCATATATTTTCTTGTTTCATATAACCTAAAACACAACAATAGGCGTCACTCATATCGAAGTTTTCCTTTTTGAGTGTGTTGTTTTTAGTATAAACCCAATTTATTTGGGGTTCTCTTTTTGCAACTTGTTCCCAAATTATTTGTTTTTTATCACAATCCTTTGGTAATCCACCAAATAACACAAACTTACCTTTTCCGTTATCTTTGACCAACCAAGGGAAAGCCGATTTACGAGAATTGTAAGTTGAAATGTATTCAGGTACAATTCCTAAAACATCATATATCTCCTTAGAAATTAGAGTATTATACCTCAACAATGTTTGAATAGTATAAACGTTATTAGAATTAAGAAGTGGTTCTTCGATTACTACTTTTGATATTCCCAAATTTTTATATTCTAATAATTTTGTTCTAAAAATTTCAGATTTGGAAAATAGTTCCTTTATTTTGTTTTCTTCTTTAGGCTTAACTATTGGTGAAACGTGTGTCAATTCCAATAGTTCTTTAGTATTAATATCAAAAAGTGCCCAACCAATTGTTTTGGTGGACACGTCAAGACCTAATATTTTAGGATTAGATTCAATTTTTTTTGTCATAGATTAGAAATCAAATTTCACTACAAATTGTTGAATACCTGTTCTTTGATAAGGTGATTGTAGCTTAGAAACAATCATAAGTGTTTTGTCAGAATCGTAAAGACCAATTTCACTTATATGTACCTTTTTGGTACTATCCCAAGTTGGATTGGATGATGCTAAAAACTCTGATTGTCCCAAATTGATTTTGTATCTCATCTCATATATTGTGGCCTGAATATCTGTTTCGATGTTACCATAGAAATAATATTCGTCACCGAAGTTAAGACTTGATGTTGTACCTGAAGGTAAATCTATGTAATCAGTAAGAACATATGTGTCAGCATTATCGTATAAATCTTGTGTAATTACAAATGTATTACCAGTCAAACCTGATTGAGTTATAAAACCATTTATTGATGTTCCACTAAGTTGATCAGTGAAGTCTATAATTTTCCATTCAGTTGGTTCTGGCCTTACGTTACCTTCAACCTTTTGACATAAAATCTCGAATTTATTTGCTATGAATCCATTAGTAACATCACATACTTGAGAACAAATAGTACTGGCAGTAAATGCAGAATATGTTGGACAAGTACCCATAATACTTCCATATTCAGTTACTTCTGTAATTTGAACAATTGACGAATCAAAGGATCCATCTAAGTTTATTGCACATCCACTATATGTAATACCAGATGTAATATTAGTTTCATCTGAGATAACAAAACTACAATCAACGACCTTAATTGTTGCACTATTTGCTGTAGTGCTTGCGGAATAACTACTACAAGTAATAGTTGTACAATCTTCGAATAAACTTGATGTTAAACCAGTAACACTAACAACATCAGGTGTCCATGTACCTATTGGAATATCATTATTGGTTAATCCAGTTAAAGTTGCAATTTTTGTGTCTGCTGAATAAATTTCCCAATTTGGATTATTAAAAACTAATCTACTAGTCAAGTCAAGACCTGACAAATAAAGTTTTGTTGACCCACTCAAGATTTCAAGATAAGTTGAATTAACACAAGGTTCATTTTCCACACATGTTGTAATACATAGTAAAGGATTGTAATTACATTCAGTATAACCAGTTAAACCTTCATCAAATGGTAATGTAAAATTACCAATTAGACCACCATTATCAAAATTAATAATTGCATCAGTTGCACTAATATTAGCTCTAAAAACCCAACTACCACCACTATAAAATATGTTTGATATTAAACCCTCATCCGTTAAAGACCTAAATATAGGATATCCGTTCAAATTTTGTCCTGTATTAACGAATGGGAATGCCTGATAAGTATTTGGTGATGTTTCAGCGGCTGGTAAAAACCAAAATGTAAATCCTGTGTACCAACAAGGTTGAATAGTTGTTGAGGCTGTTGATAAACAATTAAACTCGTCACCAAATCTAACACTTACATTTTGAGATGTTATTGGATTACAAGTTATGTTAGGACCATTAATTGATTGATAATAATTACAATGAAGTGAATTTGTAAACCCAAAATCATTTGATAATCTATAAGTTACATATAAACTTTCCGTATTACCTGTTAATATACCCTCTACGGAGTTATTGTCTAATCCACATATATTTGGTGTTATTAATGAAACCTTTGGTGCTGGTAATGTCCAATTTCTATTAGACTTATATGACATTGCCGCAATTAATTCTTCATCATCAATAACAATTATTTTTAAGTCAGGAAATACTTTACCAACTCTGTTAGGAATATTAGGTGTTAACGCATTTACATTAGGATTATCATCCCATAAATGGAAGTATCTAATACCAGGGTCGTTCATATCAACATTCTTCGTTGATTGTATATAATTAACTTGGAACAATTCTAAGTCTTCAAAACCAGGTGGGTCTACCCAAAATGTTTGTCCTAAACAACAATTTGGATTTTTATGCCACATAATCCAAGGTAAATGGAGTCTGAAATTTCTTGCTTGACCTGTAGTGTCATTTACACTATCATCGAAAGGTTGCATAGCAAATTTTTCACCATAGAACAAGTCAATTGTTTGATTTGTGTAATGTATGATTGCTATAGCCTTTTGATCTTCAGGTGGTACACTAACAACCTCATCGAAAGAATTAAAATAAAAAGTTGAACTAGTATCAGTTTGTCCACTACTCGAAGCATAACCTAAGTATTCTTTTGTACCCAAATAATTAACTGAACCAAATTTAGTATAATCATTTGAAATTGATGAATCTAATCCCGCTGGACTTTCAGACCAAGGAATATTCATATTCCAAACTTTAACATCAAATTGGTCAGTGTAACAAACTGATTCGAAGTTAATTACATTATCATTCCAATGTCTGAATGGTGTTATACTATCATATATCTCAGTCATATTTGGTGGATATATAATTGTTCTTGCATAACAATCATTACCCAAATATGAAAAGTCAGGGGTTGCCCTATCTAATGTAAGAGTATTCAAACATACCCCAACAATTTTATAAGTTAAAATTGGATAACAACTTTCTAAAGTGACCACACAATCAGGTGGCGCTGGTTGCGGACAAGCATTACTTGGTGTTGGTGTTATACAAAATGTTGCACTAGGTGTTGGAGTCGGGGTTGGACTATCACAAGGGAACAAATTTGTACTTGTTGGTGTTGGGGTCGGACTCGTATTAATTGTTGGTGTAGGTGTCGGAGACGAAGTGATTGAAGGTGTTGGGGTAGGTGTTGGTAAATTTGAACAATTACAATCAACCAAACCTGAACCATCATAATAAATTGTTATTATGTCACCAACAGAAAATCCTCTAACTACACTTGGATTACAACTATTATATGTTAATTCTATTGTGTTAGTTCCAATTAATGTGTTCATTTGAACAACGTAATTAGAATTAATTGCATAAAGATTATTTGTTAAAGCACTCCAATTATAATCGTTTGAATCATTGATTGATGTACCTGTAAAAAATCCTCTTTCTGCTGCAGTATTATATACAGATTCAACATAAGAGTCCATAAAAGGAATACCATATGTATTACCACCAATTTCGTCAACATAAATAGGATATTTGATGTTTTCTTTATTAGATTGGGGGGCACCCGCAATACTTTGTGCGGTGAAACTAGGTTCAAAGACAAAGTAATTTGTTGGATTAAAATTTGGTATTACGTTATAACTAACCTCACTATCTCCAATTTGAAAGTATGATATGTTGAAATTACCTTGTGATAATTTTTGTCTACCTGCGTCTGTTAATCTTGTATTTATTAACCCTGATGTATTTTTAAGAATATATCCCATACAATATAAATATGTTAATTCATTTTTTTATGATGTTATTACGTTACAACAACTACAACCACTTATAGATAAATTAGAGATTGAAAAATTGTGCTCACTTGTCCCAACATAACAATCAACAAATTCATTCTTGTATAATATATTGGTTGTTGTTAGTTGAAAGTTAGTTCCTAAAGTATAAGTTAAGTTTGACCATTCCTCATTATAGGTTCTTAAATATAATGTTTGATTTTGACAACCAGGAATTGAATTATATGTTGAACCAGTTGTAAATCCAGATGTTGTTGCTGAAATTGGGTTTGAGTCTATAATTAGGGTTGAGTTTGTTGTTGCTGAAACTGAATTCAGATTAGGTGATGATTTAACTAAATTAGAGTGACTCAACTTAAAAGAAATAGTTGTACCACTTTGTAATTCAGGAAAAACAGATACCGATGTAGTATATGAAACACTATTCTGAGATGGAGATGAACTTGTTACTTGAGAAGTTGTGTTTAAGTATATTGTATAAGTTATTGGATTTTGTGGTGGATTGATAGTGACAAAATTAGTCGAACTATTTCCTGAAATATCAGTAACCAACACAACATAATTTCCTTGACATAAGTTAAAAAAAATACCAAATGGTTTATATGTGATTCCGTTATCAATCGAATATTGATAGGGGGGTGAACCATTAAATGTTGAAATTGTAAGACCACCATCACAACCACAAATTGTTTGATTAACGGATACAGTCGAATTGATTGCCATATATCTTTATAAATTATGTTTTGTTTATATTACACATATACCATTTAATGTACTAGTACAATAAATAAAATAAATTGTATTTGTTAATGCTGGTCCTGATGAAAGATTTGCGGTCATAGTAACACTATAATTTACCCCACTACAAGGTCCTTGCCAACCATTCGAGTTTTGTAAGGAAGAACCACCAACTGTGCTACCTATGAATGCACCTGGTAACCAACTTGAATTATTATTTATGTTTCCTTGTAAAGGACTGATATTAGTTACATCGAAGTAAACATCTGAAGTTGATGTATTAATACACAAAATTTCATAACTTGTTACTGAAACACCTATAGGTAAATTAAAGGTTTGCCATTGGAAATATGGTGTTTGATTCTGTCCACCACAACTTGTACCTCTATATTGATTTGGAATATTTGAATTCCAAACCTGCCACCAACCTTCGTTTATTATAAAGGACAATGTTGGTGTTGCACATATATTTCTAACACTCGTAATCGTCAAAGAAGGATAGCCATTTGTAACAATCCAATTATTCAATGGTACATTACCCGAATTGAAAGTATTCGGTGATGTTGGTAATGGATAAGTCGTATTTACAATTTGGGGTACTGGATTATAAGTTGTTGAAATTTGACTTAAAGTTGATGCTGAAAGTTTCCAATATTGATTTACCAAGTCCCAATAAATTATCTCATAACCTGATGGTGATTTCCAAGTTGGGTAGGCAACATTATTTGTTGCCGAAAATCCTGAAATTATAAATGGAATCTGAATTAAGTTCTTAGGATCTTGTAGTGTAATACAAATATTATACTCGACAAACGAAGGAGTTGGTGGTAAAGGTTGTAACGTAGTTGTTGTGGTTGTTGTAGGAACAACAATTGTACAATTTATCAATAATTGAAAATCACCAAATTGGTCTGTAATCTCAAGAAAATAAGTACCTGGTAAAATCTTATTAATATTCGTTTCACTTGAGTTTGTTGGTGGAATATTTCTTATAACATTACCAGTTGAATTCAATAGAGTAACCGAATATGGGGGTGTTCCACCAGTAATAGTTACACTTAAACTACCATAACCACCAGGGTCTACAGGTGAACTTGGTTCACAAATAGCTCCCATAGGATGTATAGTTAAAACACTACATTCATTTGATTGGATGTAATTAGGTTGTGTGTATTGTCTCAAAGTAGGACAAGTTATTGCAGAAACGGAAAATACACTCATAGTAGAACCTATATTAGTCCATGTAGTTCCTGTTGGACAACTTGTTTCATCAGTTAAGTAGGCCTGTAAGTTTCCATCCCAAAACATTTCCCATCTTGTCGAAGTTGAACTATATTTTATCTCTATTGGTCTTAAATCACCACAACAAGGATCGTAACCAAAATATGACTTTCGACCATCAAAGTAATTATCAAAAGTTAAATTGGTTGTGAAGTTACTTCCATAACTTTGAGTATATGATGACAAAGTCAAACAATTACACACTGGTGTAGTTGGTGATGGTAATGGAAAAGCAAGTAGTGTGTACATTATTTTGTGTAATTATATTTCAACAATAAATACATTTAACATTCCTTTTCTATGATTTCTTTCATAATCTGAATGTACATTGTTGTTGAACTATTCTTATCGATATAATCGAAAAAATTTATATTTTCTTTAAGTTTATCTAAAGGATTTGAATTTATATAATCCCCTTTATAAAATTTTGTGTTTTTAAGGTCATCAGTTACACCAGCCATATGAAGAATTGGTTTAGTATTGTAAATTTCTATTGAATCAGTTGCCCAAGAAAAATCTAACTCTGATGTTATTTTTGTTTCAAAATTATGTAACCAAAGATTCCACAACAAAGACCACATATCAGCAGTCCACATTTGTATTTCACCCCAACCGATTTTATTATTCTTATCAAATTGAAAAATCCTATCATATAAAATAACACAATCTTCATAAACCTTTTCCCAAAAAGTATAATCGGTATTTTTAATTAGGTATTGAGCACCACCTGAATTATTATTATTGTCTTTTATTAAATCAACCGAAATACCAACAACATCGGCCATCATTTGTATTAAATAACCCTTTGGTAAATTAGGGTATTGTGTTTCATATCTTTGAGCACAAGAATTAATATAATCATAATTTATATAACTTAATGTATCTGAAAGGTAAACAAAGTCATCTTCGAGTAATTTATTAAAATTGGGTAATTCCCTAAATATAATGTCAGAATCATGATAAAAATAATATTTACCAAATTGTGGATATTGTTTTAACCATCTTGATAATACGAGTGGTCTTAAACTTGGGATATATTTTTTATCTTTTCTATCATCCAAATAATGATGAACATTAATTCCAAATTGTTTTAACTCTAACGATTCTTTACTTGGAGTTGTACTTCCATTAACCATTACAAATAAAACGTGAATATTTTTTGGATTAATTCCTTTGTCTATAAAATTATTTGTGTAAACCTTTGTCTGCCAATGAAAATAAGGAATATCAGGATGAGCTGATACAAACACTAAATCATTCTCCATAAATTTTTTATAAAAATATAGAGAATTATTTGACTTTATAAATAATATAAAATGTCTGTAATTCTATTAAAAGTTGGAGGGGTTATCTACAAATAAAAACTTTACATTTAATATAAGTTTTTTACCTACTTATTTCCTCAAAATCTAAAGATGCGAACACGGTTTCGCCATTATCTGCTGCAGAAATTGCTATTAAAAACTCAAAAGGTGTACCAGATAAACCATTCCTTTCTAATTGATTAGCAAATAATGCTTCTTTCAAAATGTCAAGTGAAAAATTTGATTGATTTGTTGTTAAAAAATATCCTGAAGCTAATATTCTTCCACCTGAATACGATGTTGCTGTCAAATTATACTCAACACTTGAATCAACACCAGCACTAACCCAACTTCCACCTGATGTTATACCTGATGAAACCAAACGCCAATTATATGTACCTGAAGTAGTACCAACTAATGAAAGTGCTGTGGATATTACTACAGCATCTAACCTTGTTGATTTTAATCTAAGTGAAACAATTGGGTAGTAAGTACCTGCGGTAGTTAATGTACGTCCTGAAGTTATTGGTGTACCTACTGCTTGTTGTAAACCTCTTAATTCATAACCTCCCTCAGATATTACACTAGAACATATTTGTTTTAATTGACTTGAACTTGTTGTACCTGACGTATTTGTAATTTCGTATCTTAATGGTAGTGTAGCTGTTGTTATATATGTTGATGGAACTATATTTGCGTGATTAAATTTGTGACAAACATAATAATTTCCATCTATAATGAACCCAACTCTAACTGTACCAACACCTAACCATTCAATATCCAAAAATAATATTTGAGATTTTGATAAATCTAAAGTTATACCACTTTCACCAGTACCATCCAATTTATCAACATTCCAATTTGACTGATTTATAGATGTATTAACTATAGAACCAGAAATAAAACTTCTTTCCACTAAACTTACAGTGCTACCACTAAGTTCCAAGTAATAACCATTTTCTGTACCATAATACCCAACTCTTTGTCTAAGACCAGCTTTTGCTGGATTCATTACGAATGTATTCAATACTAGTAAACTTTTACCTGGTTGGTATGGAAAAACTTTAACTGTTTCTCTAATAACCTCAGAACCATTTGTTGTGTTAACGTCCAAATCTATTAATCCTTGACTTGAATTAAATGTTACCGAACCACCTGTAGACGCACTACTTGACCATAGTCCATTGTCTGCATATCTATGACTTGAGTCAAATAATGTTAATGGATTACTAACACGTAACCTACCAAACGCATCTATGTTTGGACTATTTGA